TAGAAGAATTCATATTATTACTGTGTGATTTTAGAGCTGCATTATCCCCATGTCTAATATCATTATATACATGATAACCAAACAACACTCTATCTTCTTGATAGTTTTCTAATGCTTCTCGGATGTTTTCTCTGTACCTATCATCCATATACATATTTGGATCATTCATCAACTCATTGAAGTCTGTAAGATCCATGCTGTATCTCCATACACCACTAGTAATTTTATCCTTTGTATTCTTTGCAGCAAATATATGTGTTGCATCATCTATATTTCTTACAGTTCTTATCCCATGTTGTAAAGCTAGATCTTTAAGCTTTATTCTTGGAACATTAACTCCCGGCAGAAAATAAAGTTTGTCACCTTTTGTAGGAACATATTCATCAAGATATGTGGGAAACATATCTTCAGTCCTATCTTCCATACAGAATAAAGGTTCTACTTTAATCATTACCTCTCTTTCACTTGATTCTACTTCTGATATTACAATATATCTTTTCATAGTTTAAAAATTAATAAGGGGAGTATTACCTCCCCCTATGTTTGTTTGTATTTAAATTATTTTTCTTTAAAAGGGAAAAAGCTTAATGCTTCAATTACTTGACAGCCATCTTCACCACGTCCTTATTCATCATAAGTTGTGCAAACTTAACCTTGTTTCCATTGACAATCTCCTTGATAATATAGTATCTAAGGTCATCAGTAAATGCATCACAGTCTGTAGTAAGTTTGATTAACCTTTGAGTCATAGTTGCCGGAACAGGTTTAGTGTCTGCAAATACCAATGAATAATTTATCAATCTGGTTGCAATCACACTAGAAATATCTGCTCTAAACTCATCATCTTTACCTACAGCATTTGTTAATGCATTCATTACATATTGCTCATCTTTAGTAAGTGTATCTTCAGGTGAGATAATCTTATCTAACTTGTTGTTAATGAACATAGTAAACATAGAACTAAAGTCTACACCAACAGAACCCTCACCAATCATTTGAATTAGAGGCAGGTCTGCTTCAAACTTAGGAATAGAGCTAATAGCATTAAAGAAAGTAGTAATAGATCTTGGATTAACTCTTTGAGTTACCAACTCCGGGTGCATCAACATAAAGTTAATACATCTCCCGTCAATATTTGCAGTCTCAGCCCACTTAGCCCATACATTTACATCATACTTCAACTCAACAGATACAAATCTAGTCTTCTGAGCTACATCCAAGCTAGTCACATTATAGTCACCATTGTCTGGATTAGTAGTCAAGATAACATGCCAGTTCTTAGGAAGTTTCCATGATACATACTCTTGTCTATCTAAGATCTCCATAGTAGCTTGCATAAATCTATGGTCAGCTCTGGTATAATCATCAAGAATCAAGAAACCACCTTCACCTTTACCTTGAATCCACTCAGGAGCAGCATGTGACATTCTCTTTCCAATAACTTTGTAACCTTTCTTAATAGCTGCATCTATCTGAGCTTCATTAATCCAAGTAGTTTTACCTTCTGCATTCTGTATTTCAAATTCTTTTACAGGAAAACCAACTAAGTCACCTAATTCTTCCAGCTGAGATAAATTCAGCTTAACAACTTGCATATTCATTTCTTTACCCAACTGCATGATAGCTGAAGTCTTACCAAGACCCGCATCACCCTCAATATTAATAGCTACGGGAACCTTACCCTCTGCCTGAATATACTGATTGTTGTTAACCATGTGCTTAATAAAGCTCTTTAACTCTTCTACATTCAATTGTACTTGACTCATAATCTTTAATTTATAATTCTAATTTAATTACTTTACCTGGTAAATCATTATTCATATAGGACTGCTCTGACAAAACCCATAGGATATTCCCTTTTGGTTTTACAGAATAACCACATTCACCATCAGTAAAATACACCAGGCTAGTATATTTCTTTAGGTTTTCATTATAATATTCTAGGACGGGATCAAACTCAGTCCCACCTCTTCCGTGTATATTCATTTCATGCTTTCCTGTATAAGGTTTGATAGAATGTATTTTAGTATCACACTGTACTATAGTAATATCAACACCGGCTTTATAGATATGATGAATCTCATTCATAAACTCTTTCAACTCAGAATCACTTACAGAACCTGAAGTATCTATAGCTAAAAGCATATGTTGTTTCATCTTAATCTTGAGACCCGGATTGTCACTAAATCTTCTATTCTCTTTCCGCCTGATCTTCTTGGTAAATACTTTTGTACTGATACCAGTAAACCTACGGATATACCCTCTCCAATCAAACTTAGGGGCTTCTATTTGTTCTACAATGATAAGACCATCAATCTCACCTGGCACAGTGCCCCGTTTCTTAACAGTTTGTTCCTTAGCATCACTAAGCACTTTCTGTAATTGCTTTTCAATTAACTTTTGCTCAGCTTCAGTAAGATTATCAAACTCTTCCCAGGTACCATGATCAGGAACATTACCCATATCAATATTGTCAAGAAGATTGTCCATTGCTTGATTACCGCAAGTACCATTCTTCTCTTTCTCATCTTTAAACTCTTTAAGCTTGTCATAGTAATATCTACAACCAGCTCTAAGGTCAAGATTCATATCAGCATAGTCTTCAATAAAAATACCTCTGCTAGGTGCATTCTTAAGTATCTCAGTTATTTCTTCAGGACTAGCTCCTGTTTCTATAGCTGCAGAGATTTCAAGTTTTAGTTTTTCATTCAATGCTTCATATTCTTCTTTAGAATATTCTCCACCCGGTAACCAAGACTTTTCAATATACTGATTGATTTCCATATCCATTGCAACATTTGCAAGTCTCTTATCACTAAACTTAAAGTAAGTAGTAAGGTGACCAAATGCAATATGAAGCAATTCATGTTTTAATATACCAAGCTTTTGTTCTTCATTAAGACCTTCCCAAAAATCAGGATTAATAGCAAGCTGATAATTAATACCATTCTTACTAACCCCGGCAGTAGGAACTCTCTTAGCATCCCATAGCTTATTCAACATGATGAGAAAGAACCCATAATAGGGCTCCTTCAACATCAGGTCTTTACTGGCTTTACTTAAACTCTGAACTTTGTCCATTAGTCTTTTAGTTTAATATCTATTTCAAATTTTTCTGTTGGATATCCTAGTTGTCCTAAGAACCCAACCATATCTACTACAAAATTCTCCAAGAACAATTCTATTGAATCTTTACTAGATCCATTAGAAGTCATAAGAGATAAACATTTACCGCTAGTAAGATTATTATCCCCTAGTGCAGCAGCTTTATTTAACACCTTATAAGATTTTGGTGCTTCTTTTTCCCAAGCATCTTTTGGTAACTTAGAAAACTTATACAGCACTAGCAACTCACCAATATATTTTTTGTGGTCAGTATTCTCTAATGCTTGAAATGCAATAACATGATTATCCTGATCTTCAGATTTAAGCATGTTTAATAAATTCTTTGTCTCTTCTTTGTCAAATTTTACTTTACTCATCAGTCTTCAATTTTTAAAGTTTTTATAGCCCATTTTTCAGGTTTACCACTAGCAATCATATCCACCCATTCTTTTGCAGTAGGAATATACCCGTTGCAATCTTCTTTTACATGTTGTTCTGCAACATATCTAGTATATACAGTTTTACCATCTGAATTAGTAAAAGACATCCCAAATACCTTTTCACATTCAAATATACCTTCACTATGATGTCTAAACATTCTGTGTTTACTATGTCCAATCCATTTTTTAGTTTCATCAAACCAATTATGAATTGCTATATAATCACTCCATTCTCCTCCCCATTTTTTAATTGAGGATTTACAGTGTTCTAAAGGATGTGCCATTATTCTTCATCTGCTTTACTTAATAAATCTCCATCATGAAAGTAATTTTCATGATCAATAATCCTTATGTTATTATTTATAACATACTTTCCTGAAGGAACACATATACCTACATCACCAAAACCACCTTCATTATTCCACCAGTCTTCTATATCATCAAGAAGTTTATCAATAACAAACTCTTCAACTAAGTTATAAAGTTCCCTATCTAGATTACTTAATAAAAATTCATTATTCCAATCATCTACATAATCAATTACATCTTCTGGAGTGTTACATGGATCTTTTGTAAAACCAATCCATTCTACGGAACCAGAGTCTCCGGCACCATCATATTTTACTTTAACACCTGTAACATTCAAATCAGCCAACTGAAACAGGAGGCTTGTCAATTCTAATTCTGTCATAACTATTTAATTTTATAAAACCTACCTAATATGTTTCCATTTAGGAATTCTTCTTTTTCAAGAACCTCTCTTGTAAACTGATACTTAGTCTCATAATATGTAAGTTCCATTTTGGAAAAACATATCTTAACCATAAACCTTTTAATCTTTACACCAGCTTTGTGAGCTTCTTTAAGAACTGCATTACTACTATAATAGTTTTGATAACTGGGTTTAGTAACAGTCTCATACTTTTTAGTCCTTTTATCTGTTACTTGAGCCATAGCTTTTTTACCAAACTTTTTCTTTGTAATAGAGTAAAAGTTCTTCTTGCCTACATATCTTACAGACTTTCCATTAATAACAGCTTCCATCTCATACACAAAACCTACGGCTCCTTCTGGAATCATGCTATCATTAAAAGGTCTTCCTTCATATAACCAACTCATTTGTGCTTGTATCTTTTCATGTGCCAATCCGCTACAGTATTAACCATAGTAGCTAATATACTTATTGCTTCTTCTATTGATCTTGCTTCAAAACTTAATCTAGCTTTTGTAATTCTATGTCTAAAAACATAATCATACATAGGATTCTTCATAATGCTTGTTTTAATAGTGAAAATAACATATCTCTTGTTTTTACAATACCGTGTGCTCTTATACAATCAGCTATATCCTTTTCAGCAGGTGGAATAATATAATTTAATCCGTGTTTCTCTTTATACTTTTCCATAGCTGCAATACCAGCAGTATCATTATCCAAAAGAGTAATAATTTTATTATATCTTTCTTTATAATAATGAATCAAACTATCTGGTAATAAGCTGTTTTCACTATCTGGAACTATTCCTTCAATATTTTGAATTCCTAATGCATTAAATGCCATTAAGTCTTTTAGTGAAGATATAATCATTAGATATTTTGACTGAAATGTAAGTTGTTCTGATCCCTGAATGTAATTTAATAGCTTAATAAATTTCTTCTCCTTGTTTTTGGGTTGATAAATTTTATAAAGTGTACCGTCTTTTTTGAAATACCCATAAATATGTTCACCTTTTACTGTAAATGAAGTTTCTATACTTTCTTCCGTTTTACTAAGTGTG